ATAATCACCTTTCCTTTCTTATAGATAGCTTGTAACACACAACTATCCAACCATTTGCTTTCATTTCATTTGTGGAATTTTGCTATGTGCTAGAAGCTACCACCACACAGTAGGAGGCACTCCAAACTGCATGGTAGGTAGCTGTTAAGCAACGGCTAATGTGAGAGTTGCACTAGCCGTATGTTTGTTGATGGGTGGTGCTACGAAATATATAAGCGTGTTAGAGTGTAGCACTAACCACCTGATGTTTAACCAAAGGTGTGATTATGTTCGTTATCAGCCTCTTGTTTAAACCTATGCCTTATGAAATCATCAAGGCAACTATCACACATCAAGTCTTCATTGTCATTGATTGTTACCTTGTGTCTCTCTCCTCTGCATAAACACATATCTATCCTTCCTCTTCACTTCCATAACATATACATTCGCTTTGAGTAAATGGTACGTACTTGCAACCATTCATTCTCTTGCAATGCTTTGCATTCATAAGTTCTTTCAATATGTATTGTCTTCTCTTACGTTCTCTTAACTCTTGTGAGTTATATATATCTCTTGCAGATTGAGTAACCTCTAGCATTGAGCCATCACCTAATTCAATCCAACCTTTGTGAAATTGTTCAAGCATAGCATCACTATCTATCCACCTACCACTTGGTTGTTCCTGCAAGTCTTTCTCGCTTAGTAACTTATTCTCTAACTCATTGAAGTTATCAAGTCCATCACGTTTGCATTGATAACATATTAAGTCCTTAGCTCTAGTGTTAGAACTACAGAACTTACATGTCTTGGGAAACCTTTGGTAGTTATCTACTGCTCTCGGATTTGAGAAGTCCATACCTCTCATACCAAGATAAGGCTTACCACTTGACTTATAATTCTTACCCATATACTCTCTCCTCTCACTTATGTTTTATCGTACTAACCAAAAAGAAAATAAAACTTTTTGGCTTTCTCAAAATTTACTATTTCAAAATCATAGTAGTGTTTTTTCAGCTAATTAAATTAAAGCGATAGAAATTCATAGATTTCTTTTCGCACTAAGTTTCTTTATCGCTTGGTAACCACAGCTACGACACGCCATGCAGTAGTGTATGTGTGACTTGACATTGCTATGCATGTACAACTTGTACATCTCATCTTGTCTGCACATATCACATATGATTTTATGTTCTCCTGTGTCTATATCTTTTACTCCCATTTGTTTATACCTCCTGTTATGTATATGTAAAAAAGAAATTGGTAGAACTTTGAATTTAATATCTAAATATCATAGGGGTGTTTTTTCAGATTAATATAATTATATAAATAAATATTATTTTATTAGTGGGCGAGCATGGTATATATTATAATTTTAGAAATGCGTTTGATTGTTGTTACCTTATGCTTGACAAAAGTTTTAGAGGGGAGAAATTAATCCCCCCCCTAAGATAATAACTACGTTATATATTCATTAGAGTGTAATTATTTATCTAGAAACTCACTCATCATTGAGGATTTACCTACAATGTTAAGTAATGCTTTAGGAACAGTACCATTTTTATTCATGGATATGTCCTTAGATGATAGTAATTCTATCAAGTCGAAACACTTTGTGACATTATCAAGTGCTTGAAATTGTGTGAATTTCTTAATAGTACCTGTAGTGTCCTGTGTATCTAATATAAATGCTGTGTAACGTCTTAGTCCTTCTGGATTAAGTTTAGTTACGTTAGCGGATTTAAGGAAAAACACATATAGTGAAGTTCCTGTGATTTTTTGTGCAGATTTAAAAGCACCATAGTCGCTACTACGCTTACCTTTACCTTCTGCAATTGGTTTATCTTTACTCATGATAACCTCTCTCTAACACGCTAGTTACTTATTAACTAACTATAACATTGCGTATCAAAGTA